AATCCAATGGGATACTGGAATTTACCGAAATGAAGAACCGCGCTAATGCACCAAAGGAGCGGCGGATACCTATTCTGCAACCGTTGCGGGAGATTATCGACGCAACCAAAACCGGGCCTTTTGTCTATCTTATTACGCAAACAGGCCAAGCGTACACTTCTAATGGATTTGGTAACTGGTTCAAGCGGCGGTGCAAGGAAGCGGGTTTACCGCAATGCTCCGCACATGGACTACGCAAGGCCGGGGCGGTACGCGCTGCTATGGCGGGTGCAACCACGCGGCAACTCATGGCAATGTTTGGTTGGGAGTCGGCAAAACAAGCCGAAAGATACACCATGAAAGCGGAACGGGACCGCTTGGCTATGGAAAATATGCACTTGTTAATAAAATGAGAAGGTTTTAAGAACATTATGTGTCTCAGGGAGACAACCCAAGACGCTGAAGTCTCACAAAAACAACGCCTTAGAGGGGAAGTGGTGCCCAGGGGCGTAATAGCTTAAACCTTTACAAACAATAAGTTAAGGGTAAGCGAGACAAAAACGAGACAACAGCGTCTTCAACATAGGAGTGAAGACGTTGAAAAAATATCTAATCTATACAGCCGAATTTCTAACGGTGCTGCTGATGTTTACAGCCATGTGGATCATGTCCCTATGGGGGCTGGTCCTATGAAACATTCAATCACCGGACAGGAATCGGGTGCCTCCGACACACCTATCATTACACCTATCGACGGCGAATATCTCGTGCCGTTTAAACAGACTCCCAATGACATGCTTGCGCGGCATAGAGCCGCACGCGATAGCAAGGATACGAACAAAGCCACCCCATTTATGAAGCGCGGAAACTATTTTGAAGACGGAGCGCGGAAGTGGTTTGAGGATGAGTTTGAAGTCAAGTTAAGCCATCCGAAAAACGGATATAAGAATGAGCATTGTAATCTGGTTGCTTCTCTTGACGGATTCTTTGAAGAAGCATGGCAATGGAACGGACTACCGATTCCCAAGGGAGCAATCTGGGAATTGAAGCTGCCGCGTTTTCCTAGCGAACCCACAGATAGCTTGGAACGTGTCATTCAAGTGCAAGCCCAACTGGATTGCGCGGACGCGGACATTGGCGTGATTGCGGAGCTTGCCCAGAGCGATTGCAAGTGGCGAATCGCTGCGGTGCATCGACACTTGCCGACAGTCATGGCGATTCGTGAAGCGGTCAACGTGTTCTGGCAGCATATGGAAGATGACACTGATTACCCGCCTGTAACGCAGAGCGAGTATTCAACCATGGTGCCCGGCAATCGTAAACCCGGCATCCATGACCTTACGGATGGACCGTCAGAACTGATTATGAATGACGCACGCCAGGACATGATCGACGCTGCCGTTACATATGTTTCGTGTCAAAACGCAATAGAAGCCAGCAAATCCATGGAAGAAAATTGCAAGATGCGGATGAAAGCTGCCATGGGTGGAGTCGAAAAGGTGCTGCTCCCCGGTGGGATCAAAGTCTTCCACTCGACAGTCGAGTACAAGGCCAAGCCAGAACGGACCGTAGTTAAGAAGGCGGAACCCGCACGCACGGGCAGACGGTTTCAGCTTATTCAGCCAGAAGGAGAGTCGATATGAACGATCTCTTTGGCACAGAAACTTTCAAGCTGGTACGGTGCGAAAGTCCACCAACGTCATTCGAGGCAGCGGACAGCATCGACACAACCAAGCTGGAAAAAATGGTGTACGAAACCATCAAGGCATTCGGCTCTACCGGGTGTATCAGTGATGAAGTGCAAGGCCGATTACCGGACCTTGCCTACTCAAGTGTCACAGCACGGTTCAAAGCACTGATCGACAAGAACCTTGTAATGGTCAGCGGGAAACGCAAAGGACGCTCCGGGCGTTCGCAGCGCGTAATGGTGGCATTATGAATTACAAGCTCACCATACGGCGGAATCTTGTGACCGCTAGAAGAATACTAAGTTATCCCGGTAAGCATGATGAAAGTCTGGTTAAAACCGCAGAAGCAGCGGTCAAGTCAGCGGAAAAACATCATCAAATTTATATGGATGCAAGGCCGTTTAAACAGGCTACCGCGGCCTATGAAGGACCGGACAACGTAATCTCTTTACATGAGGTGACAACATGAGTCAGTCAGAACAGATTGATAAATTTGGTGCGGCATTCGTAGCGGCCCAGGCCGACATGACGAATCCACACAAGGATGCTAAGAACCCTTTTCATAACTCAATGTACGCGTCACTTGAGGAATGTAACAAGCAAGCACATACAGCACTGAACGCGCACGACATTGGCATTCTGCAAGGCGTTTACGATAACAAGCTGCGGACTACGTTGATTCACAAATCCGGTCAATGGATGAGTGATGAAGGCGTGCCGCTGGATGGTATCGAAAACGGCAAGAACAAGATGCAAGCAGTAGGCAGCGCAATCACATACGCCAGGAGATACGGCGTGTGTGCCATGGTTGGTTTAGCGCAGACGGATGACGATGGGAACGCATCGAAACAGGATGTGCCAAAACCAAAACGTAACAAGGCTAAACCATCCGGTAAGGATTTGGATAAGCTGTTTCCCAAAAACGGTAGTCAGGAAGCCAAGTCAGGTGCGTCTGGTGCCAAGGGTCCAGAAAAAGCAGATGCTTCTCCTGGGGCTTCTGAGGGCAATACAGATGAGGTTCTCCTTATGATCGCACCAAATGGCAAAGATACAGCGGAATTTGCCTCAAGTCTGGACTTTGTTGAAGCGTTTAAACAGCAGCTTACGAAAATGTCAGACGATACATCCATGTCCGTAGCAGACCGTCGATCCACCATGCACCGGTTCGAGGAACATAACGAACCAAGCCTGGATCTGTTACCGGAAGCAGCAGCGAAATCTTTGTACGATGAACGGCTACGTTTAAACGCATCAATCTCTAAAGGAGCAAAGAAATGATAGGCATAACCCCAAAGCAAATGTCCCTGCGGACAACGATTGATGAGTTTGTCAAACAGCATGGATATTCCCCAAGCGTTGCAGAACTGGCAACCCTACAAGGCACTGTTAAATCCAACATCGTGCGAATGATTAACGATCTGGAAAAGCGCGGTCATGTGACGCGCATATTCGGCAAACCGCGTAGTGTTATGGTTGTGCCTATGGGAGAACAGCAATGAAGAAAATTCTTACCATGAAACAGGAAGCATTCTGCCAAGCCTACGTTGAAACCAACAATCCTATATTATCTTATAGAGCAGCTTATAATGTTCGCTCAAAACATACGAAAGCAGATGTTGAGTGGTTCGCTGGAAATGTTATGGCGAAACCAAAAATTACTGCCAGAATTGCGGAGCTAAGAGAGGAACAAAGCACGTTCGTACTTCCGACGCAGCACGAGTCCCTTGAGGATTCGGCCCCCGGCCCTACGCCATTTTGGGAACTCGTCTGCCGCTTCTTCAAATTCAGATCGTGAAAGTTTCATACGGAGAGTCGATTTGAAGAAGTTTCCTGATCCGATATTGTAGATAAAACTACATAAGGCAGAGAATTGGTTTGCAGTTAGAGGCACTTTGACAGTGCCTCTAATTGTTTTTTCAGAATGGCGGACCTCTCGCTTGAGCAAATACTCGCCTTGCTCCTTCGTGATGTCAGGGTGAGAAAGGGTGACAGGATTGCCATCCATATCCCAACAACTACCCCATCCGATTGTGGGCCTATTTGCTGAACACAAGTACGGCTCTGATCGCCATCCCTCAAAGTGCTTGATGATATCCAGACCGGCTTCATTGCACCGCCCATCCCAGGCATGGGCTTCTATCAATGCGTCATGCACACTCATGTTTGAGTCTTCCGGGCCATGGTTCTGGAGCCAAACCAGAACGAAACCACCGCTGCCCACACCGCTTGAAACTCATCGTTCCATACCATTTGATACTGTTCCATGGTCATCCAATCCATACTGATGCAAAGGGTAAGCACTCCAAATTCAAGAGCGAGAAGATAGGTAAGAACCGGGCGGACGGAAGCCGCAAGATTTGTGACCCAAGGGCTTGCTTTCGATTGCAAATTCGATGAGTGCTTGAGCAATGCTTCGCCTTCACGAATGTCCGCCTCAACGTGCATATGTTGTAGTTTGATTTCGCCCAATGCTTTTTGCTGGTCAAGCTGCTTGTCCATCAAACGCAATTCATGGGCCTTGTCTTGCTTGTCTTGAAAGAAATCCATCACCTTCGGCAAAAAACTTGTACCGAATCCAAGCAATGAACCTAATAAACTTAACATTGCAATTCTCCTTAATACCCAAACATATCAACCGGAATGCGGAGTCGGCATCCTTGCAGCAATATAAAGATTATTAAAAAACTAATTATTCGCATCCACCTTCTCCACTCTATGATCTATGATTTGCAACAAGCCGTTCCCTACTAAC